GAGGAGAGCCGATTTACTATGCCTTGGCGGCATATTAACAATCAGTCTTTTGAGTTTACCCTCCGCAATGCTTTCGAGCTTCTCCGCAATAATCTTATGATGCTTACCTTCAATAAAATTCTCATATACATGATGTGCAAACGCCATGAAATCTGATCTCGCCCTATCCCTAACAACCAGCCTAACTTCTGCTTGCTTGAGAGCCAAAATCTCCCTAAGTTTTTCTTCAGGAATAGTTTCAAGGTTCATGATCCGAGGTTATTTGCCCGTAAATATATCTGGCAAATTAATCGTTGGAACTGCAAAGTTTGATGCAGCAGTGTAATTTTCCTGCGGTGCAGTCATTGTTTCATAGACCCTACCAGTTCTAGGTACGGGATCCGTGGTCATATCGTCCGTTGGTACACAGACCTTGGACATGGGATCCAATCGATAACCTTCTGGACATGGATCAACGGGTTGATTTTGTGCAGCAGCTGCCAAAGCTCTATCTCGATCCTTGTTCCTCATTTCTTGTTGATCACGATATGCTTTATCTGCCAAAGCTGTGTCACGAAAATATTCTGCTAATCCTTCTCTTGAATCCATATCATAACCTAGTAACTCAGCAAGTCCTTTTACAGTAGAACTAACTCCAGTATTTTTAGGATCAAAACCCTGTCCTACATTAGGAGTTCCTTCTGGAGGAGCAGGTGGCTGTGCTATCGGAACGAAAGGTATACCGGCAATTCCTTGGGGAATTATTTGAGGTACATTAGCTTCCTCTTCTCCACCGCCATATGAAGCCAAGGTTAAAGGACTTACATTAGCTGGAGCAAGTTGATCTTCTCCGCCTCCATAACTTCCTCTGACAGGAGGTCTTACAACATTCTGTAAATTCTGTATTGCGGTTTGATCTAATCCATAGGTATTTCTTAACGTATCACCCAACCTTGTATCTCTAAAAGGATCTATGTTAAATCGTTGAGGAGATCTCACCCCTGTTTCAATTGGTGATGTTGCAATATTAGCTAAACTTCCTGCTTTAGGTAAATAAGCTGCTCTAAAACCTTGCTCTAAGTCTTGCATTCTCTCTTGATTTGCAGCCTGATTTATTAAATCTCTTGCTTCTTCAAAAGGATCTATGTCCTCTCGACCTCTTACATTGCCTTGTATGTTAGTTGAAAACGTCTTTGCCATAACAGCCTCCTACCACACCATAACCGAATGAAATTATATTTGCAAATTTTTTTGTGCCTTGGGACTCCTACCCAATGAAAATATACTCAAATGAATTTATATAACTAGCACAATATACTGTCGTATATTGTGTGTGGCACGTTTTTAGGGGGACATGGGGGGTGGAGGTATTGGAACAAAACAAGAACAAAGGTATAAGTTACCCCGCCCAGGGCGAAAGCGTTTTCGTGACATATATGCAACACCTAGTATATTATTTTAATATTTTATTTATTTATTTTATTATTTTACTTGTTTATTATTTCATATCATGTTATTAAATATATATATATTTAATTAAACAACGAGGTAAAACAATGGAATACAAAGACAAAAACTTACAAGCTTTACTTGATGCCTTCAACTCAAATCCAGTTGATGCATTCGGTAGTGCAAAGGCGGAATTAGATCTTGCAAAAGAAAAATACGAAAATGCAAGATTAGAGCTTTTAGATCAAAAAACTTTTGGTAAGCATCAAGGTGATTTATTTGAGGCGAATATTATTGAAGTAAAAGAGACTTCAAGGATCGATTATAAATCTCTTGTTATTGATTTACTTGAAAGTAATAAGATTGAGATCTCAGATCATTATATTAAAAAGCATACCAAAGCGGTTCCGTCTACTTCAAGACTAACTGTTAAATATTTAGGAGGTAAATAATATGGAATTTGGAAAGTCAATCGTGCTAACCCTTTTAGGGTTAGCTTGGCTGTTGGGTATAGCTCTAATGCTATGTTCAATAATAATATTCTTCAATACTTTAGGAAGAGGATTTATTCCAGAAGTATTAACCGCAATAATTGTATTAATAACAATGGGGATCCATTGGGGATTAAGTAAAGAGTTCACCGATGCCCTAGGAGAAAGGAGCAATAGAAATGAATAGTTTATTTGATGGATTTACTAATGGCGTGGAGATCCCACGCCATTGGGAAAATGCGACATATGGAAACGATGCTTGCCCATCGTATTATAAAAATGGATATCAGATCTGGATCGATCACTGGGATCCTAATCAAAGAGAATTAGGATCCGATAAACCTAGATTTTCGATTAAATTAGAACAAGAATATGGAGAACCTAACAGTTTACATATTCAAAGCAATAACTGGGATTTTATCCTATGGATTGTTGAGGGATCTCTTAAAGGTAAAATTTTAAGAGAATTTAAGAACTAGATCCTGGAAATAAATTACTTGTGTACATTATCATATTATGGTAATGTACACTATAACATCAACTTAAAGAGGTAAAACAAATGAGTATATTTAGACATACAGAAATCGAAACACTATCCAATGGTACATCGTTGCACGGATATTGCACGTTGCATTTTAAAACTCTTGTAAAAATTTTTGGAGAACCTAATGGAGGAGGATCAGATAAATCCGATATTTCTTGGGTGATCGTTTTGCAAGATGAAAGATCTGATGATGAAAGGATCCACGTTGTCACAATTTACGATTGGAAAATCGGATATAACTATTGCGGAGAAGAAGAAGGGATTGACGTTGAAGATAATTCTCAATGGAATGTCGGATCTCATAGCATGAAAAGCTTAGATCTTCTGGATCGATATCTCCTGGAAAAAGGATATTCGACATTTATTCAAACGAATAGAAAAACTAATTTTCCAATGTCATATAGACATTAATCTAACAAAAGGGATCGGGCTGCAAGGCCCGATTTTTTTTTTTTTATTATATAAAGACGCAAAGACGCAAAGCAAGGAGCCACGGCTCTTGGTATTTTTTTTATTATATAAAGACGCAAAGACGCAAAGCCAGGAGCCACGGCTCTTGGTATTTTTTTTATTATATAAAGTCGCAAAGTCGCAAAGTCGCAAAAACCAGGCATAAAAAATAAATATAAAAAAGTATTTGATTTCTTGCACAAGTAATATATAATATAATTATAACAATTAACGAGGTAAAAAATATGTTATCAAGAACAAGTAAATTGCCTTGTGAATCTATTAGCTTAGACGCAAGGCAATGTAAAACTGGATCCAAATTAGCAAAAATTCTAGGATCTGTTTGTAATGGATGTTATGCCTTAAAAGGTTTTTATAACATGCCAAGCGTTAAAAATAAAATGGCGGAAAGAATGAACTTTTTTAATTCAATTGATTTTGTTCCGAGAATGATTGAGATATTGGAACAACGCAAGAATAAAAAATTGTTTCGTTGGTTTGATAGCGGGGACGTGCAAAGCGAATTAATGGCTCATAACATCCTGGACGTATGCGAGGCAACACCGCATACAATGCATTGGATCCCATCTAAAGAGGCGGGGATCTGGAAACAAGTTAAAAAACAACGCAAAGTTCCAAGCAATGTAATTTTAAGGATCTCGGCAACAATGATTGACGGAAAACCGAGTAATAGTTTTTCTCATACATCAACTGTTCATATTGATAAACCACAAGGTTTTATTTGTGAAGCATATACAAGAGGCGGTAAATGTGGACCTTGCACCGCTTGTTGGAATACAGAAATTAAAAATATTTCATATCCAAAACATTAGGAGGTAAAAAATGAAAGATATAAAAGAGAGTGTAGCGGTTATTGAGCACGTTATCGAAAGTAAATTTTTAAATCTAAGAGATCTTAATCAAGAGGATGCGGAAGAGTTCAATAAACATTGGGAGGCAATAAATATTGTTCCCAAATTAGAAAAAGATTTTTGTATTAATTCAGAAGATCAAAGAGATAAATATTTATTCATGATAGAGGGGATGCAAGAAGTTATCCTGGATGATCTCGATAAAAGTTTATTTGATGATTTAAAATTTAAATCTCTGGCCGTCATTCAATATCTATTAAAGAATATTAAATGTTATCCATTTGTTTTAAATGTTAACGAAGAGATTTATGAATGGATCCAGGAAGTAAAGATCCAAGTGGAGGAAAATAATGAATGAAGATAATTTAAATGACATGACAATTGATGATATTTACGAATTGATCAATTGGGAAATCGTTTCAAAAGATTTGTACATTAGATTTGTAGAAGGAAATTATGAAAGCGATGACAAAGAAAAATTAATACAAATATTATTAGATCAACAATAGTTTACCTCGGATCCCTGGGCAAGGTGCCCAGGGATTTTTTTATTTCTTGAGCCATACTGATACAAGGACGCAGAGTCGCAAAGTCTATTTCATATAAGCACGCAGAGTCGCAAAGAGCTCCTCGAAACTTGAACCTTGATACAGAGCCTTGGTACGCAGACCATCATCCAAGAGGCTCGAACCTTGATCCCCTCCAAACAAATATATATCCTTGGTCTTCGTATGCTTTGCCAAGTAAAAACTAAAGCCTCCTCGAAGACAATATGCAGAATTCCAAGAGATTTGATTAGGACTTATTCTCAAAGTATTGTTTTTTGTTGTTTTTAACTCTAACCAAAACACAAATCCATCCCAAGCAAAATGACAATCTGGAACTCCAGATGGTAGACGAGATTCAATCCTTGTTGAATGACATTTTTTAGGCAGATTTTTCTTGATCAGTTTCCAAAAGTTTGACTCTGGAGTCCCCATCTTTTACCTCTTGATATTCACCTTCGACAAATGCTTGAGGATATTGTTTCTTTAGATTATCTAATCGATCAATAATTTGTTCACGACTTAAATCATCAAGAGCATTGATTTGTTCTCTTCTATCAACAGTCAAACCACCAAGAGCAGATCGTATCTTTTCAGCATTAATTGATGCAGAGAATTGTCCTGCCTCTTCAGCACCTTTTGAAAGTTCGGACAATCTTTTTAATTGACCGATAAGTGTAACACCATATCGTCTTTCTTTTTCTTGTTGTAGCTCTTGAATATATTCTAAAACTTGTGGAAATTTTTTACCACTCAGTAAATGACTAGCAATACTATAACAACTTTTTTCTGCGTAACCACTCTTCCTAGCACATTCAGCATTACTATAAATGCCTTCAACATAAAATCTTGCAAATTCTTTTTGACGATTTGTTAGTTTTTGGGTTGCGATTTCGTTCATTACAATTCCTTTATATAATAAAAATTACTAAAATGAAAATTAAAAAAACCAGGAAAACCTCGAATCTATTGAAAGAAGTGTCGGAAGTGTCGGAAATTTAAATAGAAGTGTCGGAAACTATTTGTTGCTATATGTACAATACAGAAGATTTTCGACACTTTCGACACTTTCGACACTACTTTTTACAAAAAAAAATATTTTTTTTAATTGGGTAAAATAACTGTATATATATAATTTAAAAAGGTGTTGACTAAGTAGAATGTTTATTATAAGTATATAGGAGAACATAGAGCAATATAATAATGAAAGGTAAATCAAATGACTAAATTAAAGTTCCGAGGTTCAAGAACCTTACAGAAATTAGCACAAAGAACTATCGAAGAAGAAAAGTTTATAGTTCCTTATACTAAAAAGATATCATTAAAGAGATCATTCTGTCTTGTAAAGGATGATGGTATTTATCTTATGAACAATTATATCAGCGACAAAAAAGAAAAGAACCTTGTTGTCTATGCACAAGGTTTCAATCCGAAAACAAATAAGAATGTTTTTGAAGATAGTTATCATGCAGTTGGTGGTGATGATTTTGCTGAGCCTATATCTCTTCCTCTTGAGCAGTTACATCGAATTGCTGAAGGTGGTAATATTGATATTGATATTAATGAAACTTCTATAATGGTGAGGGCATAATGAAACATACATTTATTGGACATACATTTGAGAAGGTCACTGACATGGAGTTAAATGTTCTTCAAGTTGCGTTGACCCATCTTATCGAAGATTTAGAAGATGCAAGTGACGAGAACCTATTACCACAATACAGAGTGGCAAAACAATTATACCTAGATTTAGGTGGGAAGGAGTTTTGGAATGATTAATGGGACAACTGAAGAAATCTTAAAAGAGATTTTATTTGATAGGTATCTTACTGATAATGAGCATTCATTATTGGATGATTTAATTGAGAACCGATTACATCAGTTATATGAGAGGGATGTAAAGGATCAAGGAGATACTTGGGAAGAGGAGATGTTAGAGCTCCTTAGATTTAAAATTAGTAAATGGGTGAGGCAATGATAATACTTAATTTATTTAGTGGCATGGGTTGTGATATCATGGCACATAGTCGCACCAATCTTCCACCGATAACAAAAGTTTACCATGCTGATGTTGATAAGTATTCAGTTGCAGTAGACAGATTTCTTCATCCTCAAGTCATTCAACTTGGGGATGTTACCAAGATCAAGGGATCAGATATCGGACATGTAGATTTAATTTTGGGTGGTTCACCATGCCAAGGTTTTTCATTCAGTGGCAAACAGTTAGCCTTTGATGATCCGAGGTCTAAACTATTCTTTGAGTTTGTAAGAATACTAGAGGAACTTAGGGTTATAAATCCCAAGATACATTTCCTCCTGGAAAATGTAAAAATGAAAAAAGAGTTTCGTGATGTAATTACAAAGTATCTAGATGTTCATCCGATTGAACTTGACTCTGCGTTGGACTCTGCACAATCAAGGAAGAGATTGTATTGGGCGAGTTGGGGAGTTATTCCTCAGATTGATAAAGGCATAATGCTCAAGGATATTTTACAGACGAGGCAAGAGATCGAGGAAACATTTTACTATGGTAAGAAGAGTGTTGATTACATGGGTCGTGGTAATGAGAAGTATGCCGTCAATAAAAGATCGGATCGTTACACGCAATCAACTGATACTGACAAGTCTTTTACTGTTACGGCTAACTTTCACAAGGGAGTTCCTTATAACTATTTTAAGGAAGATAGACCACAAGCTGATCTTGTAGGTAAACAAGGCAAGGTTATGTTGAAAGAGAACATTGACAAGGCTAGTTGTTTGTTGGCGAGGGACTATAAAGGTTTTGGCAACCAAGGGCAAACGGGAGTGAGATGTATTGAAGTTGGTCATGCTGAAGAGATCAAGGGTCATGATATCTTGAGAAGGGTATACTCTGCTAATGGTAAATCGCCTACATTAAATACAATGGGAGGTGGTAATCGAGAGCCGAAGGTTGCGATTGGTGCATTTCGTGGACGTTACATTGTAGATGGTAAACGTCAAGACCATAAAATGAAAACAAAAGGTAAGACAACGCAAAGGTTGGAGGTTCGTGGAGATAGTAAATCGAATACACTCACAACTGTTCAGAAGGATAATGTCGTTGTCCAGGATATTCGTTGGAGGGCATTAACTCCGATTGAATGTGAACGTCTGCAAACTGTAGAAGACAATGCGACTTTATTTGGCATTGATGAAAATGGAAAGCAGATAACAATATCAAAGACACAAAGATATAAAATGTTGGGTAATGGTTGGTGCGTTGATACCATAGCTCATATACTAAAATTCTTAGAAGGGAGAATATAATGGATAAAGATGATTTTGATAAATACATAGTAGAGGGTATAGAGGATGCTTTGTTTAAAGGTGAAGAAAGATATGAGAAGAATAAATATAATCCATCTCCTCTTGATATACCAAATGGATATAAACAAGGGTTTCTTATTGGATTAAAACTTTATCGTAAATGGAGGGAACATAATGGAAAAGACAAATAATGCAAACTCAAAAATGGTTTTTAAATTAGAGGAAGAAGTTTCTAGGTTAAGGAGTAAAGCTTTTTCAATCGAGGAATTGCGGCACATCTTCGATGCCGTAGAGCAACACATATATGCAACTGAAGAACGTATCAAAGACAACCATGCTTTTGATCAGCATAGCGATACACATATATGTGAAAGAAATCTTGGAGAATTAAATGATCTTCGAGTAAAAATATTAAACAACATCAAAGGAGGTACCAATGCCTAATTGGACAGAAAATACATTAGTTGTACAAGCTACAACCAAGAAAGAAATTGATGACTTTTTAGATGAGGTCATCGTAGACGAGGAGTTTGATTTTAATACGATCATACGAATGCCTCACGAACTTAGCGAAGGACTAGGTTTGGCGGGTTCTTGTCTGCAAGGTGAGGAACTACTCAAATCTACTATGATCTTGAAGGATGGAGTTTATGTTCCAAAAGATATCAAAACTCGTAAGGCCTGGACTAAGAAGTTTGGTGCAGATAATTGGTATCGTTGGAGTTGTGACAATTGGGGAACTAAATGGAATGCTTGTCGTACCAAAATAGAAAGAACTTACGATGAGGAGGTCAAAATTGTTTTTGAAACTGCATGGTGTACACCCTCACCTATAATTAAGAAGCTCAAGGAAACTTTTAAGGATCTAAACATTAGTGGTGGTTGGATTGATGAAGCTTGGGAAGGTGCAGGATCTTTCAGAGATATCTAAAATAGAATCCCTCAAGATGTTAAGAAAGGAAATAACAAACACCTTGAGGGATATCATCAACGAGGTAATTAACTAATAACAGATAAAGAAAGGAGAAGTCAAATGATTTCTACACTAGCTTGTTTAGCAACTGCAATATACTTTGAGGCTAGAGGTGAGCCGACACTAGGACAGATAGCCGTGGGTCAAGTTATAATGACAAGGGTTTATGATCCCAGATACCCAGATAATGTCTGTGATGTTGTCAAAGAAGGGTATTATTATTCTTGGAGTCCCGAAACCCCGATTCCCGATATGTGTCAGTTTAGTTTTTGGTGCGATGGTAAATCAGAAGAGATAAAGGACGCAGAGGCATATCTCTGGGCAGAAGAAATTGCATGGGCAATATTAGAAGGTCCTCTTAACCTTGTGGACTTGACCGAAGGATCAACCCACTATCATGCACATTATGTAAAGCCTTCATGGAGTGAAAATTTTACACAAACAGTTCGTATCAACGATCACATATTCTACAGGAGAGAGATGGAATAATGGAGAAACATAAATGCAACAAATGCAACAAAGAAGCCACTGTTGTAGAACATGGTAAATACTTTTGTTCTCAACATGGAAGGGAATACGTTTTTAGTAATGGATATAAAACAACAAATAGGAGAGTAAATAATGGAGAAAAATATTTTAAAAGAATTAAATAAATTAATTTCTGATCATGAAATACAAGAAACTAGAGAAGAGGATGATTGTGAATTAATTAGTGTTCCTATTGATATTAATTTAAAATTTGCTGGTCATAAGTACAATACTTCCGTAAAGACTGACATAAAAATAAAAGCAAGAATTTGCGAATATAGAAAAACATATGGACTC